GTGACGATACATATCGTACACATAACCCAAACCACCAGTAGTTTGTTCTGGGGGTATCCAGTCAATACGACGTATAACCTGTACAGCGTCATTCGCTAGAACACGCTTCATTGAGATCATATCATCATATGAGTCAGAGAACTCCTGAAATGAATCAACAGGGGTTGGTGGATTGTTTTCGTTGTCCCATTCTTGGGGTCTACCAATAAAAACATACAAGCGATCTCTGTTTGCACCAGCAGCTATGTCACTCTGGTTCTTATCAGGACCTTCGAGTGATTTGATGAACTTCTCCGCAGTGAATATTCTAAATTGGTCAGTTAGTAGTGCCATATGACTGCTATTGCCTTCCTTTTATTTATACTAGGTTTAATCAGGTTCATTGCGAACTGAGGAAGGATAGTAAATTTGTTGTATCGTTCCTACAATTCCAGACCCATTACCTGTGATTGTTTCATTATTATTCCACAAGAAATTACCAGAATTTCCCACAGTTGAACCTACTGATAAGGTTTTTGTTGTTGCATCCCAAGCGGTAACAATACCAGTGATACCAGTGATAGATCCTACAACTGTTTCACCTACAGTATAGTTACCTGTTGTATGTGAACGGAATAAGAAATCTACTTGTGCAACGTGTACATCTCCATCACCTAATGAACCCGCAACGGATACTGTAGGTGACAATGGAGGATTTGAACCATCAGCCATTTGGTCTCCAACAGCAAACAATGTTGTATTGGTACCACCTAATGTTTCCTCAATACCATATAATGATGATGCTATACCACCATCTAGATTTATCTCTCCAGCAAAATCAGTACCAGTATTGATCAAATCAGGTATACCATCACCAGCACCTTGAAGTTCTGCAATATCTTCAAAATCTTTATCAGATATTGAACTGATAGGAACTGTTAATGTAACTATAGTTGATCCTGCTGAATCAATAATGTTATGTGGTTCAACACCAGTTTGAGTAGATGATGCAACACCAGCATAAAAGTCAATAACCTGAGATTTAATTTGAGATGAACCACCATCAATAAATGCTAGTTCGTCAACTTCAAATGTCAGATACAATGCTCTTTCAGATGGTATCCAATCATATACCCTAGCAATTTTATTACCAGAACTTTCATTAGTTCTGACAACTCTATCACCAACAAAGAAATTATATCCTGATACATTATTAGCATCTGCAAGTGCATCTAATGTCACTTTTTGATCGTACCTAAAGTTTAGTGCACGGTCACAACCAGTAAATGATGTACCTGTCTTACCTGTATATCTTATTACTTCTCTTCCAATTAATATTTTTCCTGAACCTGGATATGGATCAGTTGTTTGAACATATATTGTTTGATCATTCTCATCAACATTTGTTAATAGACCAGTAATATCATATATCGTAGAGTTAAATGACTGTCTATTTCTTGATGTTTTAGTTAAGTTTGTATTTCTAGTAAAGAGAACTGAAGGAGCAGTTGAATATCCACCACCAGGATTAGTAACAGAAATATTAGTAATAGCACCAAGATCAACAGTTGCTAGTGCTTTACCACCAGATCCACCACCACCATTTAATAAAATAACAGGAGGTGTCTCATAAAATTCACCTTGATTTGATATATTGATTGATTTAACAATACCAAATTCATTAACGTCAGCAACACCTGTTGCACCCTGTCCACCACCACCAGATACAATTAAGTTAACGTCACCTATTTCATAATTAGATCCAGCAGTTTCTAATGATAAACCCGTTACAAGACCCGTAACAGGACGTAGTTCAGCACCAGATCCACCACCACCTTGAACTGTAGCAGTTACAACGTCTGAAAAATATTCATCTCCATTAGATAAAACCTGAATGTATTGAATTGATCCAGCAGGAGCAAATACATTACCATTAATATCAATTTGATCTGTCTCGAATAATATTGCTTTTGCTTTTGCACCTGTACCATTTCCAGCAGTTTCTATATTAATTCTAAATGGATCATATCCTTCACCAGGATCTAATACTTTTACAGCAGCAATTTGACCATTAACAATTATGGGTTCTAGAACTGCCTCTCTAATAGGAGTTCCACAATTACCAATAGTTAACTGAGGTGGGTCAGACTGGTTATAACCACTACCGCCATCCACCACAAAAACATCTCTAACGCCAAATATAGAATTAAAGAGTGGTTCAATTACTGCACCTTGTCCTGGGACTGTTCTTGCCATTTAATCATTTGACTGTGATTGTACCTATCATTGCAGGGTGTGCTGTGCATTGATAGTAAAGGGTGTTTGGAGCATCGAATGGGACTGTCCAAACTTGAAGTGCTGTTTTACTTCCTGAAACACCACCTGTATATTCTGAACCTTGATCAGAAACTCTGAGTTCTAGTGGATGACCACCAGCAGCATTCTTAAGATCATAAGTGAATCCTCTATGAACTACAAGAGGACCATTAGCAGCATTACTTGCAGAGCCAGGTCCATTTACTATGTAATTCGTCATACCATTATTAGTGAATACATATAAAATTGTTGGAGATGGTTTGTAGATAGTAGAGTTATCGTGTCCTTTAATAATAGAAGAACCAGCAGGAGCATTGTTCAACTGAGAACCAATACCACCACCAATCTCATTAAATCCACTACCATTATCAACTTCAAGATCACCATTAGTACCAATCTTCATTTTTTTGGTACCAATATTAATTGTACCGTTAGCAGGAAGTTCTAAGTTTCCGTCAGTGTCAACTTTTAATTTACGTGCACTTGTACCGAAACGTAGTTCTCCATCTGGAAGTGTTAAGTTACCAGATGAATCCATACTAATTTTATTAGTAGTACCAAACTGAATATCTGTACCAGCAGCAAGAATCAAGTTATCACTACCATCAAATGATAGTTTTTTATTTGCACCACTACCAAATTTAATTTCAGCAGACTCTGGAATCTGTAAGTTACCAGAACCATCAAATTCAATAGTATTGCTACTACCAAAATCTAATTTTTGTCCTGTTATTGAAACTGTACCTGTTTCATCTTCACTTAACATCTTATTGACAGATGTTATATGAACAGGGTTTGTGGTTGATAGTTCCTGAGATTGGTTTGCACCAGCAGCAGTAACAGTAATAAAACCACGTGCACCACCGTTTTCAGCAGTAAATGATGCAAAATCAACCTCTGCCTTTGCACCAGTTGAATCTTCAATATGCAACTTAGTACCAGCTGTCATAGCACTAAAACGAGTTCTGAATTGTTCTTCTTGTGTTGAGTCTTCAGAAGATAGTTTTGATGATACAGTTCTAGTTGCACCTGTGTTAATACTTTCTACAGTATGTGTTTTCTTCTTCTTTCTTTGTAATTCTTGTGTAGTTGGATCTGCACTTATAGCAGTATCACCCAAGAAGATAGATGCGTTTGTAAAATAACCATCACGGAATCTTAGAGTTGTAGATCCAAGATCAAATGTATTATCACTATTAGGTAAGAAGTGAGTATTTACAACAACGTTACCAGAACCATTATTGGTTAGGTTAGTAATTGATGAACCACCGCCACCACCACCTTGTAGATCGTCGCCTGGCTGCCAGCGAGCATTTGCAGTATTCCACTTAAGAACCTGTCCGTTAGTAACCCCACTAACGTCCACGTCTGTCAGATTAGATGCAGCAAGTTGTCCTTCAGTAAATACTGAACCGTTCCATTTTAGGACTTGGTTTGTTGATGGTGATCCAATGGAAACTTGTAGGTTGGTGTTATCGCCAAGATAGGTATATAACTCGTTTATAACATTATTGAGTTTTATAGCACCGTCTCTCAGGGTATCACCTGTTCCATCATTGGCACTTACACCAATATTAAGATTCTGTTTAGCCATAGTAGGGGGGTTATTCTACGTTTTTATTTATGTAAGGTCGAATTCATAATTAGTTGCGTCAAGTCTAATATTATTTCTAGTAAAGTCTGGGTTATTATTGTCCCTATCAAAAGGAACTGAAGTCATATCAAATTTACCGACATTACTGTCCCACTTCAAAATACCAGATGTATCTTGTTGACTCGTTCCACCTGTTACGGTGAGGATTGCTAAGTTACTTGAAAGAGGTGAGTTAGATGCTTGTGTCTGTTCTCCAACAGGACCTATACACACACATCTATACCTGTAACCTGACATAAACGCTTGTGCTACTACTTGTAAGGAAGAGCTATTCTGTCCTGTAAGGTTAGCCCAAGTAAATCCACCATCGGTAGATACTTGCCACTGGTAAGCAATAGTACCAGCTTCAGGTTCAATTACAGCAATCAAACTAAAAGTTTGTGTACCACCATCAGCAATAGTTGCATTGGTAGGTTGATTTGTAATTACCAGACTAGGTGTTTGTGGTGTGCTACTACCTCCTTCACTTTCACCTCCACTAGCAGGAGGTGCACCAACACCTTGGTTGCTAGGTATATTTAGCGTCTGTTTTGATGAAAGACCAAATATGTATGGAAACTTAGGAGTTAGGTAACGATTTGGAATTACAGTAATGGTACTGGTTCCAGACATACCCGAATGGAATTGACAAAAATAATATAAATGTGATGGTGCAGTTTCGCCAACTGTAATTTCCATATAAGCACCAGCAGTACCAGGTGTACCCACTTGAGTAACACCTGATGTGTATGTAGTACCAGCACCGTGAAAACCATCAGATGCGTCAGATAATAATAAATTATGATTCAGGATGGAAGGATCAGAAAGTATGAACTTATATGTACTACCTTTAATAAATGTTAAGTTTGGATAAAGTGTTCCATCAATTCTATATTTGTTACCATCAGTTTCATTTGTAACTGTTACTACGTACTCTTTAGTCTCAGTTTGATCTTCCCATACTGTTGTAAAGTATGCAAAGGTTCCACTTGGAAATTCTGGAGTATTACAGAAACGACCATTATAAACATCTAAATGTCTACCAGATGTATCAGCATTATATTCATAATCCTCCATCAATGCTCCTAAAGGAGGATTAGCAAAAGTTGTACCATATGTAGGACGACCAGTAGCAATACTGGTTTTCTGTTGATATCCAGTTTTCATAAGAACAACTGGAGATGTATTATCTGTAGGTAAATGATATCCGTAAGGTCCATATACAGGATAACCATCAAATGCAAATCCTAAAATTTTAGAATGCCCATCAGGGTGACGCATATTATCCTGTCCATACTGACTCTGACCATAATAATCATTGTAAGAACCCATAACTTGATTTGTTTTCCAACAAGTCAACATATCAGCATCGTGATAATGATATTGTCCAGATGCTTCAGGATGTCCACCACAACCATCCTCACCAAATGTCACCATTGCGTCATCACCCGCAGAAACCCAATGGAATCCTGAAGGAGGTTGACCAACAGTGCTGCTAAGATTTAATTGATTACCTTGTCCTGTGTGATAATGACACCAATAATGAAGTGTTGATGGTGCATTACTAGGTACTACCCAAGTTATTGTACGTGTAGTAGCAGAGGTAAACTGCATAACGTACTCCATCATAGTTTTAGTAACACCATCTAACTTATAAGTGACACCCATCATATAATGATCTCCACCAGCTAACTCTCCATCACTAGATGTACTGAACATCATTGGGTGGTGCATAGCATTGTAATTAGCATTAGATGTTGCTGATTGATCAAAAGTATATGTTGCTCCAATCTTAATATCAAATGCTGGTTTTTCTATACCATTAAAATAAAATACACCTGTAGATTGTCCACCAACACTATCTACACCTACTGTAACTGACACATTATATGCGTCAGGACCATTGGCAGCACTAGAATTGTATATTGCAACTCCATTAGCACTTAAACCAATAATTCCTACTGGTGTTGAACCAGAAGCAGTTGTATTTTCTCCACCCCTATACAAGAAAGAATGGTTAAAAGTATATGCTGCTGGTGTATATGGATTACTTACATTAGGAAATGTGCCATAAGACACAGGAGTTGGCATCCCATCACCTGTTATGGTTAATATCTTCGTCGCTGGATTGTAAGTACCTTCTGCTGCCATTAGTTGTCATCGAATATTTGATCAGGTGTGAAGTTATCAACAGTTGTTGCACCGATGTTGATTGTCAATGTAGCAGCGTTAGAGAGTGTAGGTGTAGCACCTGTGGATGTTAATCCGACTCTAAATTCATCGCCACCATCACCCTGAGTCGTGACAGGAGTAGTATAAACACTTGATGTAGCACCATCAATATTTATCCAAGTATCAGTTCCGTAATCCTTCTTCTGCCACTGATAATTGATTGTATTTCCACTAGGTGTTGTGGTTGCAACTACAGTAAACGCAGCAGTCTGACCTTGGTTAACAGTTACGTTAACTGGTTGTGAAGCAACTGCTATAAGAACTTCACCTTGTGCTTGAGATTCACCTGTTGGAATGTAATTAGGATCGTAGATATCAATACCACCATTAACACCTTCACCTGTAGGTCCTAAGAAGGTATCTGCAACTGTTGTTGAAACAGTAACTGTAGGTTGTACATATCCTTGTCCTGCGTTCTTAACATCAATACGTGCGAGACCAACAAGTGCTTTGATCTTACCACCAAAACCAGAGGAGGAAATCACATCAACGTTTGGACGAGATGTATAACCATCACCTGAGTTTGTAAGTATTGCTTCAGTAATACGTCCTTTCTCAATAGTTGCAAGGGCATCTGCGTTACGTCCACGTACAGATCCTGTATACTCGAATGTAATTAGAGAGTTAGAAGATTCAATAAGAGCAACTTCTCTTTCAAATTCTTCACCTTCAATGAATAAGTTATCTCCAGCTTCAATAGGAGGTACGACTGTTGCAGCAATAACGTCAACATCAGAACCAACGTAAGAGAATGCAACGAATGTAGAACCAGCACGAGGAACTTCAGAGAAGATAATACGTGAACCAACAAGTTCAAAACCAATACCTGGTTCCTGAATAACACCATTTAACTGACAAATAATGTTATTTTCAGGTAATATCGTATTACTTTGTACACCATCAGTTAGTGTTAGTGAGTAGAAGACTCCAGCTAACTTCAAGTTGAATGAATTACGTAATGAATCAAAGTCGAATGATATATCATCTAACTGTCTTAACTTACCTACGTAAACACCGTGGAAACTAGATCCAGCAGCAGGAGCTTCAGTAAACTGAATATTATCTGAGAACGCAGTAAATGCGTTATTACCGCCTGGTGGTTGTAGAATACCATTCACAAATATCATCATATGTCCAGCAGGATCTGGGAAGTATGCTGTACCGTTAGTTTGAGTTAATTTAAAGTTTTTCTGTACTCCGTCAAATCCTCTAAAGAACCTTCTAACACGACCACGTAAAGTCTTAGCAACAGAACAAGCACCTCTGAATCCATAATCACCGATGATCTGAGCATTCTTGACGAATGTTCCAGAAGTATCACCCAAATGAATGATCGCACGAATACCAATTTGTTCAATTTTTTCGATTCTTCCATATGCACTCGTATTTGTAATAGTTACCGCAGCAATTCCTTGTGTATAAACACTTGGGAAGTTTGAACCAGCAGGAATCTTAGAAAGTGTATATGCAGCGTCACCAGCAACAACTGTTAAGTCATCACCAATAGCAGAGAATCTACCTGTTTCATTTGCAAGGTATACGTAATTGTTATCAGCATCGTGCTCAGTAACAACAAATGTATGTCCTACAGACTGTCCAGCGTTCTGTAATTGTAAGGTATCACCAACTTGGAATGTATCACTAACTCCAGTATCAGTAATTAACGCAGAATATGTAAATCTGGTAATCGTTGTTGTATGGAGATACTCACCAAAGTTAGGTAATTGATTGAATCCTTCAACCTCAATAATCTGATCAGTAACAGAACCGTAAATAACATCACCAGGTTCAAACGAACCTACTACAGTGGATACATCATATGTTACTCGACCTGATTGATTGTCAAGCAATGAACCATCATTGTTTCTAACAATAAGAGCATTTGCTTTTCCAGAGTCTTGCTTACTGTATATTATATCTGTAGCGATAAATTCACCCTGTTTGAAGTTGACAAGGATACGTTTATGTGGAGATGCTGATGCAGTAGCAGTTGCACCTGATGTAACACCCTCAAGATTATCTGAATTTGCGAATGTTCCAGAAGTCATTACTATCTTAATATAAGTTGCATTGTCAGTTGCAAGAACTGTACCAGAATTTCCTGTAGCACCTGTCTTAACAATAACCTCACCATTTGTAAACTTAACAGCTCCACTTGTATGAGTTACTGGAACATACTCTACTTTGTATAGAACGTTCGCAAGGTTATCTTGTATTCTGATTACTTCAGCATATGCACCACTTGTACCACCGAAGAATATATCAGCAGTATTAATACCACCACCTATAGGTGTAGGAATATCTCTAGTACCATATGTGGTTTCAACACGTTCGATACCGTTATTAACACCAACAGAGAATGTATGAATTTGACCAGCTGTGCCAGGTGTAAGACTTGTTATTACATCTCCATCAATATATTCTGCTAGGTATATTTTGTTTGCAGTTGTATTTGGATGGATATAATATTGTGGTCTATCAAGTTCTGTAATAGCAGTACCAAGAACAATATAATTAACTAAATCGTATGCTTCAAATTTATGACCAACAGAATCTATAGAACCATCAGTATTGACAGCAACACCAACATCAACAGGTTCAGTTAGATATACAGTAGGAAGTGAGGATTTCTCAAGACCTGTCATTACTAAGTGGAATAATTGATGAATCTTATGTACAGCAGTTGCAGTAGGACGTAATTCTCTATTAGTATAAGGAACCTCAGAGTTATTAGGACCTGGGTTGAGACAATCTTGCTCTACGGTATTAACCATATATTCTTTTATTGCTTCAGCGTGATATATCAAGTATGTTCTAAAGACACCAGGATAAGCAACAAAGTTACCATTACTATCAAACCAACTATTAACTAATTGAATAGTCGCTATATTACCACCAGTAATTATATCGTATATCATTGCCTTACGGATATTTGTACCAAATACAATTTCAGCAGTATATCCTGTGTAATTATTAACTGACTTATAATATGCTTCTTTATCAATATACTCGTGGTTAAACATCAATAATTTTGCTGCCTGTCGATACATCTCAGGTGCACCACCTAATGTATCCTCAATTAAGTCTGATAATGTTGTAGCAGCAGATGTTACGTTGTAACAAATACCACCACCACTGAAGAGTGTATTACCAGAAGAATAAGGTATAGGAGTAGAAGTCTTAGTAATACTTTGATTTACAAGGTAACTACCATTTCCAGCAGCAGCTTCTCTGATAACACCTATTGGTATAGAGAATAATGTATTGATAGAAGACGCTACAACAGCACATTCACCATTACCAGCAGTGTCATATGTGATTGTTGTATCTCTTACAGAAGCACGTTCACCTGTCAGTGGCCATTCACCTGGTAGTGTTCTTGTAATATTATCTAAGTATGATCTTGGATTACTTGTATTACTTGAATCAAATAGATTGACAGTAATATTCATCAACGTTGTAATTGCAGATGCTTGGTTAGAACAACGAGCTGCTCCTCCACCACCTTGTACCCAGTTGACTGCATTAGAACTAGCACTTACAAATGTGTGAGCATAATTTCCACCATACTCTACAGCACCAGATGTTGCACTTACAAATGTATGTGGATATTGTTCACTTGTAGGTGTTGGGTTTACATTAACCTTAATACGTCCATTTCTAAATCTAATACCGTGAGGTGTAGCAGATACAAATTGATGTGTATAATTTCCACCAACACTGACTGAGTTTGCAGCAGCACTAATGAATGTATGAGTAGTTGTGTTTGTAGAAGGAGTTCTACCAGATGCTAAAACGTTAACTGTGATTGTTGTGTCTGAAGCACTCTTGACTGTTAGAGGAACATCATATGCTCTATCTTTTTTCCAAGTAATATTACCAGAAGTAGAAGTTTGGTATGTATGAGTTGTTGTGTTTGTAGAAGGTATCTCAGTAGATAATAAAACAGTAACCTCAAATGTATTTGAAGTTACGTTAGATATCTCTAACCAAGATCCAGATGCAGGGTCAGATGTTCTTGGATATGTGTGATCAGTTTGATAGTTATCTTCTGCACATCTGAATGTTATAGAATTATCAGCAATTTTTATTTGATCACCATTTGCAAATCCGTGTTGGGGAACACGAAGAGTCATCACACCTGTTTGTCCACTATATGATGCGTCAGTTGAGGTATGAGTTGTAGTTGTTGTTCTAGGATATGAGTGAGTTGTTGCGTTATTATCTTCTAAACAAGTAAATGTGAAAGCATTATCAGCAAGTTTAATGTGTGCACCAGCAACTAAACTATGATTACCGATTGTGATAACCATATCACCTGTTGTTGGGTTATATACAGCATTAGATGGACTGTATAATTGTGTTGGAGATGTACCTACCTGAACTTCAAATGTATCATTAGTTTTATTCTGAACAGGAAGATATATGTTATGAGAAGGATCAGTTAAACGAGGATATGAATGAACACTACCATAATTATCCATTGAACAAGTAAAGTTCAATGAATTAGTGTCAAACATTACCTGATCACCATTATTAAATCCGTGAGCAACAGAAGTGATCACCATAATACCAGTTATAGGATTATATGTTGCTCCAGTTGCAGTAAATGTAGAATCTGTTACTTGTAAAACTTCTGATGATTTACCACTAGCATAATCTGTTGAACGAGGATAAGAATGGTTGGTTGAATTACCATCTTTTGTACAGGTAAATGTAACTGCGTTATCAGGTAATCTGATATGTCTACCAGCAGTAAGATTATGATTACCAATATCTAAGAATAGATTACCAGTTGCTTCTTCGTAAATAGCATATCCTACATCGTGAGTTCCATTAGATGTTGTACCAACGTCTACAGTAAATGTATCATTTGTTCTTGCAGTGATTGGTAGAGTTGCACCAGAGGCTGGATCCCAAGGTCTTGGATATGATTTGTTAGACTGATTACCATCAAATGCACAATTAAATACTAATGAATTTGGATCAAGAGTAATACTATCACCAACCTGAAGATTATGTCCTGCTTTTGTAAGAACTAGATTACCGTTTGTTGGAGTATATGCTGCATCTGTAGGAGTTAACTGTCCAGTTGTTGCACCGTTGTTATCAATAGTAATAGTGTTATCGTAGACAGCATATCCTTCAGTATATCCATTAACAGTAACTAACTCTTGTCTCATTACCTGAATAGCAATATCTCTTGCTTGTTCAAAGATATACTTAACTTGTGTTGCTTGTGAGTTAATGTGTTGTACAGCATTACTAATAGTGATATAGAAATCACTAGCATACCAAACAATATTGTTACCACCGTGTGCTAAGTTAAATGTAACTGCTTCTAGAACATCAATTACATCATCAACACAAGACTGATAACCATATCCACCAAATGTAAGACTAGAATATTGTGACAAACCACGACCTACAGCAGTAGTAGCGATAAATCTTAAATTGTTTTTAATTTCATTAGAAGCATCATAATATTTGTTACCAGCTTCAGTTGATGTTGCAAATCCACCACCAGCGTTATAATCGTAATCAGGACGTGATTCTATACCACCTCCACCACCACCGAGTGCTCCACCTGATTCGTATGCAGATTCATAGGGATTAAACCCAAGTTTGTTCTGGATGGCGAGGATTGCCATATCACGTGCCATTCTCATAGCATAGATGGTTTCATCTGCTTGATTTGTCACGTGCTTCAGACCCATATCAGTATTCAAATATAATTCAGATGCTTCGTATACTTTCTCGTTAACACTAAATCTTAAATCGTGCATAACACCTTCTAAGATATCAACAATATCATCTTCACAATGAACCTTACCACCAGGTACTCTGAAGTTATAATGTTTGAATGCACTTTGTTTAACTGTTAGATCAACTGCTTCTTCAGCAATAGTACGTTTGTTAGCACCAATAAGATTAGCAGCATCTAAAGCACGATGTGATCCTGTGTAGATCTTTGGATCTGGAGGATAGAATGTACTTTCTGTTATTATGTTGCCTGTTAAGTCGTAGTTAACTGCTGCGTCATATGCTTTTCTAAATGCTGGTAAATCAGTGTATTGGAACTGGAAGAAGTCATCAATAGTATTTGCATCTGTAGAACCAGCAGGAAGATTAGCAATATTCTCATTACGAGATAGTAATAAGTTCTGTAGTGCTTTTTCCATCAACCACTTAGCATATCCAATCGCTTCTAGCATTGGAAGTAGTTCGTGTTCTACATCACCTATAAATCCAGCACTATTCAAATATGAATCAATAATTCCTTGAGCATTAGAGTTACCACCAGTAATTAAATCTGTAGCAATAGCAGGAATAAT